TAGTAGCGTCCAGAACCTAACAGCGAATCTGTTAAAGCGTATCTTGACATCACGCCAATTCTTGGGCTAAAACTGTTCTCTGCAATTGCTTTGCTAGTAAGACCAGTAATATAGGGGCTATAAATAACTCCACCATCTGACTGACCAGATCCTTTAAAACCCACAAGCGCATAATCAGAAGTTGCATAAGAATCACGATAAACAGCGATAACACCATTAATCGAACCTACGTTTACCATAGTACCAGATGCGTTAACTTTGGTAGTATTAGCGGTAAACTGAGCACCCGCAGACTGAAGCGCAGTTGCTACTCTAGGAGACACGATAACAAAGTTACCTGCGCCTCTACGGGTAGAAGTTGCGATGTCATTGGCTTTCTTGACGATAGCATTAACAACATTACTATAACGTTCCTGTGACCAACGACCATCCGTAGCGGATACGTCAAGGGCTGTAGCGGTTTCGCCACCCTTAGTAGTATCAACAGCAACAGTTTTCAGTTTGTACACAAGTTCTCTATCCAGTTCTGCCATAACTTCATACTGTAGCACATTAATCATTTCTCTTTCAATGTCGATATTATGCGTAGCCTTAATATCCTGTGCGGCCTCTAGAGAGTACGATGCGGCAAGCTTACGTGTTTTAGCTTCAATAGCTACTCTCGTAAGTTCCATAGTACCTTCAGGCATTACTCCACCAATTTCCCAAGCTTCTGCGGTTGCAGCAGAAACACCCGTACCCGTATCAACAGTACCAGAAGTACCAGAGATGGAGCCAGTGAAACCAGAGTAACTATCTACATGATTAAATCCCATATCATGTGGAGTATTTTTGTACAAAAACCTTAAAGCATAAGCAAGACCAACAGGGCCATTAAGTGCCTGTACCGGAACTACTTTATTAGCAAATAGTGCGGGGAATGTCCGACGAACTAAAGCCAAAGAGATAGGCTGAAATTGACCAGTAGCCTGACTGGTGGGTGAGCTTATAGAAAAATCAGCTTCGAGCATAAGTTCTTGATCGAGACTCTTAGTATTCTGATTCTCTAAAAGAATAGCCATACTTTCTTTAGTATCGATATCTTCTATATTTGCAATAGAAACTTTACCTTTCTTAGCTTCCCATTTCGTAATTAAATCTTGTCTATTCATGTGTATTTCCTCCTTAGAAATATCTATATGTCATTGACCTACTACTGAAGTAGTCTGTCAAGGTTTTTAGATTCTTTATCTTCTTCTACCTTATCGGCAGTTTTTTCTTTACTATCTGTATCAAGACCGGAATCTACGTCTTCATTTTCTTTTTCGTCTTCATTCACATTATCTTTCTCATCAGTTTCTTCTTTCTCATTAATCATTGCAACAAATGAATCGATTTTAGTACCGACTTCAGCAAATTCTTTACCTTCAAAGAAAGTAACTACACGTTCTTTCTGTGTTTCAGTAAGACCTTCAGTCTTTTCTATGATAACTTTTTCGGCACTAAGTGTGTCGATACTTGCTTTCATTTCGATTCTTTCAGCAATCATAGTAGAAAGTTCTTCATCTTTCTTTTCTAATTCTATTTGTGCTTCTTTAAGAATACCATGACCTTCAGTGTCAAGAGCAACAAATTTTTCTTCGAAAAGAGATTTGATACCTTCGATAATCGGGGCAAAAGTTTCATTCAGAGCAATCTTTGCAATAGCTTCGTCGGAAATATTTTCATTGATTTCTGATTCGAGAAAACCGTCAATAGATTCGACAAGTTTAGTTTCGAGATCAACCATCTTCTGATCGTAATCCTTAGTCATTTCTTCTTTCGCTTCGTCCAGAAGTTTGACAACTTCTTTAGAAGTAAACTCTTCAGCGAGCAAATCCAGTTCTTTGATCCGTTCCTCTACCCGAATATCTACTTTCTCAGCAACCATATTCTTTAGAGCACCTTCAACAGATTCAAAATCTTCTGTATTCAGAACACCTTTAAGTTTCGTGATAATATCTTTCATATAACCTCCTAAAAATTATACCTTCTATAAGTATTTATAACATTAAATATTTTTTTCTACATTGTTTAAGAATTTCATAAATGCATCTGCTATTTCTTTAGATGTACATTGTTTAATTTCTTCTTTAAATTTCTCTACAGCATGTTCTGTAATAGTACTTCCGTCAAGTACATATTCGATCCCTTCGAGAACCCCGTCAACAAAAGCATTCGGAGCACTTGGATCCGCAACGATATCAACAGTAAGTAAATTGTAATCTTCATTTACCCATCCGTCTTTTCCGATGGTTCCTAATCCTCTTGTAGATACCCCAAGTAATACACCTTCAGCTACTAAAGCTTTAGCAATCTTACCCATGGGTGTTTCTAAAAGTTTGGCTTCACCTACACCAACATTTTTATCCATAACCAACGATGTGATTTTATGGGATACCCGATCCAAATTAACAGCCGGAGAGTTCCCCGTCCAAAATCCCTTCCCATTTTCTTTCATATAAAAATTGCTATTGTTTTTAACAGTCAGACAATAAACATTATCGTCATGTTCTACTCTATCAATTTTTAAAAACCTATGATCTAAACAAACACCAGACGTAGTTGAATAATTTAATTGAAATAACGGGACTTTATTTTCTATCTTTATTACTCTACCAGCAAACATATAATCTTTTTTAGATTCATGTACTGTCCAGTTTCCACTTCCACCTGATTTTATTAATATCTCATGTAGATCTTCTACTAACTGTTTAGATACTGAGAATACGTTTCTTATTCTAACATCATTATATTCTATAAAACGACCATCACCCAAAGCGAAACATCTAAATAACTCTTCTAAATATTTTGGAGCTAATTGTTTTATTTCCATTGGAATATATTTAGTATAACAATCACCTAATGGTTTCAAATATGTATGAAGTCTAATATCAGAAAAATTAATATTACAACTTTTATTTCCACCACCATTATAACGTTCATTCACATTAATGTTAAACGGTAAGTTATTTGCTACTTCTAACATTTCATCAAGAATAGTACCTTCGTTTTGTGAAAATACGATACTATATTTTTTATTAGTAATACAACCTTCAGATAAATAAAACCCTAAAAATCTTACGAAATCCATGGTGTCTATTTTTAAATCTTTGGTTACATCGGCAGAATATCTAGACAATTCAGTTTTCGATTCTTCTTCTGGGATACCAGGAATCGTAATATATTCTTTATCTTCACCAACCCACTTACCAAGCTTTGCTATTTTGTGATGTGAATACTTAATACGATCATTAAATATTTCTTCCATCGTAACATATTCTTTGTTACCATATCTATCTTCTAATAGTAATCTATGTGTTGGTGTAAAAGTAGAATCTATTTGACGACCATAAATACGATACCCATGACCTTTATATGGTTTGTCGGTAATATATTCAACTTCATTATCTTCTATGATATTTGTATCTTTGTTTAAAGTTAAAACAATATCACCGACTTTGATATCTACAAATTTTTTCCATCCGTCTTTAGTCAATACATCGAAATCATTAGTAAAATTGCAAGTCGGATGATCTAGTTCACCTAGTGCTCTATTCGTATTAATTTTCTCTTTAACAAACCTGTTAACTTCACGTTCACAAATAGCTTTTTTGTATCGTCTCTTATTTCTATTTTGTACTTCTGCTTCCAGAAAAGGGCCACGTATCTTAACGCTTTTTTCAGCACCTGTTCCTTCATTCAAAATTTCAAAGGACTCAAAATCGATCATTTCGGTTAATAACTTTAAACGTTGCATGTATTATTCTCCGTCTTGTTTTCCCGTACCGTCATCTACGACAGCACCAATAATTTCGTTTTTCTTATCATTAATTCTGTTTACAACTTTCTGAGCTACTTCGTCTTGGACTGCATCTTTAAGATCAACCATCTTGTTTCCAAGTACACTTCTAACTAGTTTGTCTCCATCAAGCATAATACATTCTCCTTAATTTGTTCCTCTATAAGTATTTATAATATTACCAAAATTTTTATACATTCGTATTGTCCGAAGTTGCTGGTTCTGTATCAGTTTCCTTGTCTGCTGGTAGTTCGGTTTCAGTATCTGTATCTGGTTCTGTTGTGTCTGTATCTGTATCACCATCTTCTGGATTTGCTAAATCTGAATTAGGATAATCCTTATTTAAATTCCTCATTTCTTTTTTTAATAACTTACTGTTTTCATCATATTCATCATCCGACATCTTCATAAACTTTTTCATAGCATACTCACGAGAAAAAACAGCATCGTCTGTATTTGATGGATTCATCACGTAAGATGAAATCGATGACCAAATATCAACCATCTCTCTTCTAATTTCATTCTCTTTAAATTCTTTGAACATATTGTTCTGAGAGAATTCGATATCATAATTACCAAGTTTGATATATTTAGAATCAAATCCTTTCAGCTTCAGTTGTACTAACAGAGCATCCATGAAAATTCTTTTAAATCGTTGCTGTAATCTTTCGATGAATCTGGTAAACTTAACTTCTTCTCTTGTTATTTCACCAATCTTACCTGCATTATATGTAGCGTTTTCTTCCCATCTAGTTCTAGGGAGTTTTAAAGTCTTATATAGTTTCTTTAAGAAATATGTTACGTCTGTAATTTCTCCTAACTGCATTCCACTCTGTAGCGTTTCAACACTTGAACCTTTACCTTCTGAATCTTTCGGAAACCAAAAGTCTTCTGTCAATGCTTGGATGTTCTGTGACGAATCTATTGCACCTGTTTCTGGATTGTAATTTAACCTTTTCTTATATTTGCTAATTAGTTTTTTGATATACTCTTCAGCCTTACCTTTAGGCATTTTATTAATATCAATATTCCATATTCTTCTTTCGGGCGCACGACAATTATGTACTATTGTATTATTAACCACAAAGTTATGGTTTTCGTTTTCTACTTCTATATCATATACATTTCTATCTTCGTTCTCTTTTACACTAATAACATTTTCAAAACAATCCAATGGTAATTTTGACAACGTTATTGTCCACGACCCACTAGACTCAATATACCTACCATCTAAATAATGTCCTCTTGGTTCTCTATATTTAATATGTCCAGATGATAATCCTATAGAAGACCAAACTTCTTTTATGTCTTCTATTAATTCTTTATTAGCCAATTCTATAGTTGAAAACCAAGTTCCTGTTTTGGTATACCGTTCACAACCATCAGCATCAGAAATACCAAGGATTAAATATTTTTTTATGTAATCGGAACAATCAAATACCCAAGACGGTATTCTTTTATTTTTACAACCATGTATATATCCCATTTCTACTAACATCTTAGATGCAAAAGTGGAATTTACTTTGTAATTACCGTAATTTCTTGGTTTATAACTATATAATTCACATGTTCCAAAATATTTACTTAGGATATCCTTATATTTATTATTGACATATTCATCTGTTCCTTCTGCAAACGATACGCTATTCTTTGTTATAGTTCCATCACCTAACAGAAAACCAAACAATAAAGCAAACTCTTCATCTACATATTCTGGTATGTTTATTCGTTCACTATTATTTTCGCCTTTATTAACAACAATAATATTATCTTTATCGATACCTATTTGTTCACATACATAATTAGCAACATGTAATGGTATTGCTTTTTTATCAGAATATAAAAATTGGTGTATTCTGCTAGTATCATAATCTATTTTTTCTGCCATAGATTTGATTAATTTAGTCTTTGATATATCAAAAGTCATACCAGAAAAAATATTTTTATTTTTTAATTTTGCCCAAGATTCATTAAAAATTCTTGGTATTTTTATTTTCTTACATTCAGCAATACTGTTAATAGCATTTAACACTTGATGTCTTTTTGGTATCAATTTACCAGCATCTATATAATCGACAATATCGGTTTGTTTATCTCTTACTAGAATTGGGTGATCATTAGTACATACCACTTCGTTATGTCTACTTCTAACTATGACTGTTTTTTTATTTCCGGTATACCATTTATTTGTTATTTTTGTCTCTATGTATTGTTTTTTTATCGAATCGTATGAAAAAACAATATCACCAACAGAAACATTTCTTATGTACTTATAACCACTAACAGTTCTAACCCTACTATATTCATCCAAACAGAGCCGATAGACAACAACAGCATCTTCTAAATTCTTTAACTGGTTGTATGGACGTATTGAGCTTTCTAGATATCCTCTGACATCCAAATAGTTTCTACCATAAATACCATAATTGATATATGAAATTTGATTGGGTAAAAACTCAATCGCATCATCCATTGTTACTTCTGCATTGTACGATGAAGATCCTTCTCCATCTTTCGATTGTGGTACTTGAACATATTTTATTATCTTGCTACCCTCATATACTGGAAACATGGTATAAGCGGGTAACACTTTTATACCATTAAGAGTATTTTTCTTTTTAGGATCCACAGTTAATTCGATATACATTTCTGCTTCAATCAACCATTTTCTAAATAGATCCCAACCACGCATATGAATTTTGAAAAGATCCCAAATAATAAAACCGAATTCTTTTCTAATTTTCTTTTCTACTGAAGTAGGTACTTCTTTTACAAAAGTGAGTCTAACAATGTCACCGTCACCATCATCAATAATAGCATCATCACAAATATGATCTAATGCATCCGTAATTTCAGGAGACATTGACATAGTTCTATAAAATGCTATTCGTTGTTTCTTAGTATTAAATACATCCTGAAACGATATCTGAGCCGTGGTAATACCTTCATAGTCTCCACTACCCATATTCATCATAGTTTCTATGTCTTGTTCACTTTTTCCAATAGATGTATCTACGGGTTGTTCTATTTGATTTCTTTTGAACACCGCAGTTACTTTGTTATACAGTTGTGAAACTAATGGTATGTACATATTTTTCCTCTTTTATGGTTTCCTACAAATATTTATAATCTTAGTAACCAAGTAATTGTTTTCCCGCTCCCTTATTCCACGGTTTGTATTGTCTATATCTATTCGATACCCAATCCAACGTAACACCCAAATAAGTCTTTGCTGAAAACTCAAACAAGTCACGATAATATTCAAACGGTACAACCCTTAATTGTTGTACTCTTCCCATATTGTATTGTCTAATCCCAAATTTAGACTTCATCATCATTAATTTTAATTGATCATATTTCAATGGAATACGATCATTCCTACTTGGGTTGGTTTTAGCTAATCTACTTAACCAAATTTTTCTAGACTGTACAGGAAGAAAATGTAAATTTATTCCTGTAAAAGATTTAGCTTTACTATTTATATCAAAGACAAACGTACACGGCATCCAATCATAAAATTTAATCGTCTCCCATTCTTTATTTTTAAAGTTTGGAGCTTTATTAAACAAGTAATTATAAGTGTACAACCTACCCCTTATTAAATTTCCTGTTCGTTCAAAATCTTTAAGATAACGAATATAATCATTTATCAAATTAGGTCTAAATTCTTTCGTTTCTGTCAAAATTAATCTTTAGATAAATACTCTTTTATCTTTTCTTTAACGTTTTTCTTTTTCTTAAATGTAATCAAATCGGGTAAAGGTCTTCGTTGTACCTTACCCATCTTCTTTGCAAACGTTGCGATATCACCCGATACAATTTCTTCTTTTAGATTAAGCATATTCTTTAATATACCAACAACGATCTTAAAGTATTGATCGGTATCTTTCTTTACTTTAGGATATTCTTTCTTAGCGATATCCTGAGCTTTCTTCCAGAGCTTTTCAACTTCTTGTGTTGACTTACCAACTCTGTCAGCAAAACTTTTAACAATAGGTGAGGGCATTATATTTTCCCTTCATATCCAATAGCATATTCGCCCACAACGGATTCAGCACTATCAGCATATTTCTTATTAACAATTATAACTGTCTTTGAACCTTCTTTAATTCTAAAATGAGGTACGGGAGAAAAAACAAAATCGATATCTTTCTTCTTAAAGATTTTTTCTAAATCTTTTCTCATATCGACTAGGTTCTTTACTTTGGCTATTTCACCTATCTTATCGATAACACCTTCGTCTAACGTAACATGTAGTTTCGTAGATTCATCTAATTTTAAGTATTCTTTGAATTTCATTTTAGTATTCCTTTCCCATTGCGATAGCTTTAGACAATCCCATCCAATCTCTTTTCTTCTCTACGTTCTTAACAAGATTGACCGCATCATTAAAAGTTATACCATATTTTTTAAACCACACACCAACTTTTTTGATGTTGGTAGAAACATGATCAGCAATAGCCTTAATCATTAATTCTAGTTTTGCGTTTGCTTCTTCTATTTTTTCCATACTATCTATATCAACCTTTTCGTTTTGATTAATATAAACATTGATTTTATCTTTAACATCCATTTTATAATGCCTTTTCTGAGTCTATAATCTCTATACCTTTAGGATCTAATTTAAAATTATTTATAAAAACTTTAAGATCATTCGGTGGTCTTTTATAAATACCTGCTAACATAGGAATCCGTTTCTTACCAATAACAAAATGATTTTTCGTATTATCTTTAGTTACGTTTTCCCATTTACCTGTTTGTAAATTTAGAAAGTCATTAGACGAACCTTTCTTTCTTATCGTCCCAACCTTAAATTTATATTTAGGAATGGTAACAGTTTTTGGTTTAGTAAACACAAAAGATTTATTAGGCAAATTCTTTTTCCAAATAGTTACTGCTTCCCGTTCATATCCATCAGATTTTAATTTATTCATTAGACTAAAAATTTTATCTCTGTTTGCTTTCCCGTTGTTCCATACCTTACTATCATCACTATATTCAAAATACCAATCATGACTACGTAATAATTTTTCTAAATCAGATAAATCTTTTTTATAATCTTCCAATAGTAACATTATCTTTCTATCTAATGACATATTTAAATCCTTATTTTACTTTGGCTAATTTTTTCTTAGCACGTTCCAAACTGGAAATCACACCATCTAAAACTATACCAAGACCTTTTGCTTTAGATCCTTTATCACTAGCACCCGCACCCTGTAAAGCATTGTTTGCTTTATTTATGGCTTTCATACCATTTTCTATTGCAGATACTGTGGCACTACCTTCTGTAGATCCTTTAATCTGAGGTGCTTTTTCGTCAAGTTCATCTTCGTCATCTTCATCATCTTCATCATCTTTACGTCTACCTATTGGCCCGTTACCATCACCTATAGCTAATCCCCTACCCTTTCCTTTAGATTTTATTTTATCGCCAGGAGTCTCGCAAGCTTCGTTTTCTTCTTTAGATTCAGAAACTTTCTTTTTACAAGAAACACAATACCCCGTTTGTTCTAAAACTTTAGCACCACAGTTAGGGCATTTAAAAGTTTTTGTGTTTGCTTCATCAACTTCTTTTTCTTCGTCATCTTCTTTTTTGTCTGCATCTTTTTCTTTTGAAAGAAACGCACTAATTTTTTCTTGAATCTTCATTTTATTATCCTTTTAAATCATCTAGATCTATGTCTCTTATTTCTTCATTGAGTACACAGTATAGCATGTCACTAAACTCGCACTCATATTTTTCTTGTAACTTATCGATATCTTTCTGTATTCTTTTGATTTCAGCCCGTTGAGAAATACTGCCTTTCACAATCAATTTGTTATACAAATCATTTCCCAATGTTTGTAAAAACAAAAAACTATTTAACTGAGATAATTTACTTCCAAGTAAACGTCTCATCTTAAATATGAATTTGTCCATGACCGTTAAGGCTTCTTTTTCTTTATCTGTTTCTGGAACCCTAAGAACCTTACCAACATTATTAACAAGTCCAAGGGAATATGCCAGAGATTTCGTGGCGGGTGTCATTAATTTCTTAAGAAAAATGAACGTTAATATAGAATCTATGTTTGTTTTATCTGCCATTATTTCCTTACCAACAATCGTTTAATAATTTTAATTTCGGCTTCCGCATCTTTCTTATCCATCCCTGTTACTGATCTCAATTCGAATTGTCTCATCTTCAGCACCTTTTTCAATCCCCTAATTTGATAAAGTGTTAACCCTTTCTGAGCTAACAATTCGTCATAACTTTTGAGGCTGTCTACATCTATATCCTCTATCATATCTGTGGCCTGTTTAAAGGTCACTACTCTTTTTCCTGAATAACTGTGTCTTTAAATTTTCCTTTCTCAATTTTTTCTTCAATCATCTTACCAATCTGGGGAAGGGCTTTATCTAACAACGTTCTCATGAAAGCCCTTGCACATGCTTCATTTGATTCAGCTACCCGAATTAATTTTCTACATGCTTCTACCATTTTCTTTTTTCCAGTAGAATGTTTACTTTCCATTAATGATTTTATGACCGGCATAATATCTGGTACTATGACCTTAGTTTCATTCACCTCATACATCGAATTATAGTTAGTCAAAAGTTCATCTAATTTTTTTGTCGTTTTACTTTTCATTATAAATCCTAGTTAGATGTTTTTAATTAACTGTTGCACTTAGTGCAAGTTCTACAGAACTTGTAAGGTTCGGAAATAATTCAGTAGTAATTTGCATAACATTCGAACTATCCACGTATGTTACATATACAGTTCCACCATTGACATCTACATCAACAATAGTAACCGCTTCCCCGTTATATGTTGCCGTAACATTCATATAATTTCTCCTATTAAAATTTCTATTCTATAAGTATTTATAATAAAAACAATTTATTCAACAAACAACCAAAAAAGCTTATCTAAAATACTTACTTCTATTTTTGCATCCCCCAACATTTCTATTGATATTGGTTCGCCTTGTATGTCTACTTCTATATTCATAAGATCGTTCATCTCTTTTTCATACGATGACGGATCTTTAATTTTTATTCTATTCGGTATTACTTCACCATCATCAGATTTAGCAAAAATAATATTTTCATTTTCATCTCTATCAGCATGGGATTCTAATATTTTATTTTTCGTGGTTTCAATATCTTCTATTACATCGTTAATATTTCGTAACACCTTAACCAACTCAAACGATACCTTTGCTGGTAACACAACTTTTACCAATCCTTCAATTGCATCTTTCGACTTATAATACAAATCTCCATTCTGTACTTTCATAATAACTCCTTCAATTTAATTATCTATTTTAAATGTTTCAAATCTTGTTATTCTTTCTATCCATC